AGATAAGCATGATGTCATAAAAGAAAGCGTATAGTGAGTTTTAAGATAAGCAGTAAGATAACTTAATAGACTGTAAGATATGGAATGCCCTCGATTAAAACAATATTCCGACTGCTTAAGCATTAGATTCCATATTTCTTCAATTTGTTTCTCCGTCCATTTTTTTTCTTTTAACCCTTCATTAAATTTTACATATAATTTCTGCATAGTTTCTTTTTCTTTATGCCCAATAGCTCTTCTTGCATTATCTACATCATTTTCTGGAAATCCTGCATATCTAAATATTTGTAAAGCTTGTTCTTGATATAATAGAACAAATTGTGTCTTTTCAAATATCTTCTTTAAGTCATTATGTAATATTTCTATTTTATCAGGATTTTTTTTATTAAAACAATAAACTGGAAAACTATCTTTTGTTCCTGGACGATTGGCTGCGTTTACCACACAAATACCTTCTACGTCCTCAATCTCAGCTTCAATGCACATTTTCTTTGCTTCAGAAGATTCACATTGAAATATGCCAACTGTGTTTCCAGTTTTATATATAGTATCAAATACTTTTTTGTCAGAAAGATTGAGATTATTAATATCTACATCATCCCAAGTTAATCCTTCCATTTTTAAAGTATCATCAATAATATCAACAGTTTCTAGTCCAAGATAATCCATTTTAGTAAGTCCTAGATCATCCATTGCAGAATGCATTTCAAGTTGAATCATTTTGTTTCCATCTGAATCATAACATATTGGACAATATTCTATAATAGGTTTTGGAGTTAATAGAGTGCCAGCAGCGTGTCTTCCCATACTTTTTGGCAGACCTTCAAGCTCCATAACATACTTAAACCATAATGGATATTGCTCGTAAATATCTTTGAGACGTTTTGTTTTAAACAATATATCTTTAAGTAGAAATTCTTTTTCTTCTTCCTCCCCTAAATCATTAATTGTTTTAATAGTTGGAATCATTTTTGCTATTTCGTCACGCATTTTATATGGAATTTTTTTATAATATTCTCCATTAATATCTTCGTCTAATACTTTTCCAATATCTTTAATCGCTACTTTTGTACTTAAACTATTAAATGTAGCAATTGGAGCAACATTATCTTTACCAAACAACTCTTCAGATATTTCTACAAATTCTTTTCTTCTACGCTTTGAAATATCCCAATCAAAATCCCCGACTGATTTCCTTCCTAAATTAGCAAATCGTGTAAAGTCTAAATCCCATTTAATACTATCAACTTGTGTAACACCTAACATATACAGGCATAAGCAATTTGCTCCAGATCCACGACTATATCCTCTAGGAATACCTCTCTTATTTGCTTCCTGTGCCAACATATAAAGCATAATAAAATAATCTGTATAGTTTAATGTAAATAATACTGGCAATTCAATTTCTATTCTTTCTTTCCTAATTTTCTGATCTTGTGAAGACATATTACTAAACTTTTTATCAAAATCTTTATATACTAGATATTTTAAATATTCTTCATTTGAATCAAATCCTTCTTGAATTCTAACTTGTGGCATGATAACACCTTTATTAAGTCCTATATCAATATTCTCAATCATATCAGCAATATTTACTGTTTGTTCGATACCTTTTTTAATAAAATCTTTAACAAATTGATCACCTAAAATATCATAAACATCTTGTTCTGTTTGAAGATAGCAATCAACATAACTCTCTCCAACTTCTCTATCTTCGCTTATTTTTACAAAAACAGCATGTGAATTAATTTGATCTTTGCTTACCATATGAGCATCAGTAGTAATTACGTAAGGTAAATTATATTCTTTAATAAATTCATAAATCTTTTTGTTTGCTTCTTTTTGCGAATCCGTACTGTGTGATTGTATCTCACAAAAAACATTATCGAATATGCTTTCTAAACTAGAATAATATTCATAAACAACTTTGTTTTCTACTCCACTTGTTAACCACCTACTTACTCTTCCTACTTGACAGGCAGTTAGGCATATAATTCCTTCTCCTAAATTGTTTTCTTTTATGTAATCAATTGACACTCTTGGCTTCTTATAGAAACCAAGAGTACATGCATCAGACGTTATTTTAAACAAATTAATAAGACCTTGCTTTGTTTTTGCAAATAAAACCAAATGATATCTTTGTTGATGATATTCTTTTGTGTCTTGTTTTTCAAACATATTATCAACTTCATACATTTCATTGCCAATTAGAGGTTTTATATTATTTTTATTACATGCCTTTACAAAATCAACAAATGAAGACATTTTCCCATGATTAGTTAATCCCAATGCTATTTGATTATTGCTTTTAGTATGCTCAACCATTTGCTCAACAGTTTGGATAGCATCTAATAAAGAACCCTTTGCATCATGTGTATGCAAATTAATAAACATATTATTCAATCACTTCCCATTCATCAACAAAAATTTGACCAGTTAATTTCCCATTATACTCGTTAATACTTGCTCTACCAACAACATTTAATATTACCTCATCCTTCCAATCTACCATATTACTATACATTTCTTCATTGCTTTTAAATCTAATAAAATCAACTTCATCTGTTTCAATCTTTATAGTATTTTTACTTTCACCCATTAACTTAATATTTTGTGTACTTACTTTTACGTTTTCTATATAAATTAATGGTTCTTGAATATTTGTACTATATATGTATTTTAGGTCACAAATATCTTTTATAAACTCAAACGATATTTCATCAAATGGTATCTTAAAATCTACACTATAAACCTTTTCAAACGTATCACCTTTAAAGAATTCATTAAGTTTATTGTCTATATCCTCTAAATAATGTTCTTTAATTTGTATTCCTGCTGCGTCTTGATGCCCTGCCACAAAAACAAATAATCCTGTTTTTTGTAATTTGTCCTTAAAATCTCCTGTATTTGCTCTCATGCTTCCTCTAATCTCATTCTTTTCATTAATTGAATATACAATTGAAGGTTTTTGATATTTCCCTAATAATGAATTTGCTAATAGTCCTGACATGCCTTCCGATTCTTCCTTATTAACCTTAACGCATATTATTTTATTATCTAGGTTAATTTGATCTTCTACAGGTTTAATTAATTTATCAGATAATCTTTTTCTTTTTCCATTATAACTAACACACATTCTAGCAGATTGTTGATGGATTGATTCTTCAATTTCTTCTCCTTTTTTATTACCCCTAGTAGGTTTATATACGTATACTTTATCAGTGTCTATATTGGCGAATGACTTAAACATCATATCTTTATCTTCTATTTTTCCTAACCTATAGACAGAATTAATAAGTGGAGCAATATAAAATGCTATAGATATTGGATTTATTTCTCCTTTTAACGAAAAATCCTGTGCTTCTATTAATGCTTTTAATGCAGGACTTTTTATATTACTTAGTCCTTTTCTAACATAATATTGTACTTCTAAATCTTTTGTATCCATATAATCAGCAAGCAAACCAGTCGCAACTAAATCTAAATAATTATCAGCTTTATCTTCCCATAATTCTTCGTCTAATGCCTTACAGAACTTATAGGTCATTCCGACTCCTGATAAATTAGTAGATATTTTAGATAATTGATTATTTACAACAATAGCATTTGCACTATAGTCTTTTACGCTGTGATGGTCTAAAATTATAATATCAATTCCCATATCTTTTACTATTTTATGTTCCTTAAATTGTTCACTTGAGGCATCAGGCAATATTAGTAATTGAATTGTTTGCAATACATCTTTTAAATCATCTAGCATAATGCCATGAGTTTTCTTAATATGATTTTGGAAGAATAAATTAGCGTTTGGGTATACGACTTTTATGTAATTATATAGTAAACTTGCTGAAGTACACCCGTCCATATCGCTATCTACCACAATCAATATATTAGATTCTTTTTCTAAATGTTCTAACAAACAATTTACAGCAATATCCATATTTTTAAAATCCAATGGTTTAGTAACAACACTATCATCAATATTTAAGAACTTATCAATATCTTTTATTCCCCTATTGCCAAGTATCTCATACAATAGATTTGTTGCATTATAATTATTTTTTCCGATAACATTATATTTCATTTATTTTATTCCTCTCAATATCCGTTTATTTTCAAATAATTGTTTAAATTTTTCTTTATTATCAGTTGGTGATTCTTTTTCTCCTAATATTCCATCTTCATCAATCAAACAAAAAATTATTTGATTTTCTATGAATTTATTACATTCTTTTTCATAATGTTCTTTATTAAATTTACCATCCTTAAACATTACATCCTTGTCGTAAGCTAAGACTAAATCTACCCCTAAGTGAGTTAGTTTCTTTGCTTGATACTTTGAAATTGTATGAGATCCAATACTTACAGCATTCCTAATTCCATATGACCATAATTGAGCCGTGGCTTTTTCTGACTCACATATTACTGCAAAACCTTCTCTTTTTATATATGGCATAGTCCTGTTTAATCCGTATAATATTTTAGACTTAGCACATGGAACTAAGTAAAAATACTTACTTTCCCACTCTTCTAACTCTTTTGATGTCTTATATAGTCTAGCTTTAACCCCAACTAATGTATTCAATTCATCTCTAATTGGGATAGTAATAGAGTGGGTTTCTAGATCATAACCAAAACCAAAATCAATCTGTGTTTGCAAATCTATATTATCTTGTAAAAACAGTTCATTAGCATAATTTCCATAATATTGTAATATATCTTCATTAATTGGTTTTATATTAATTATTTCATCTTCGTCATTTTTATTAGAACCATTTTTTTGTTCATAAATATAATCAAGAAATTTTATCATCCCCGTTTTGCTTTTTGGTTCTTCATAATAATTATAGGAACAAGTATCGCATATCCATTTTATACTTTGTGAAAAATATAGTTTTTTTATAAAAGATGTAAGTGAAATAATGTTTGTATAACCATATTTATCTGATATGTCCCTAGTATAAGCATTTACCCAAAGATTATCTTTATAAACTACAACATGATTGGCATCGCCATCTGGAAATCCACAAGTATAATATTCTTCTTTATCATTAATGTGGTGCATACCTAAACTTCTTAGTATATTTTCTATATCATTATTTTCAATAATCTTTCCAAATAATTCTTTTACCTCCATATTTTTATGCTCCTAGTCTTTGTTTAGGTTTAGAATCACCATTCCTATTCCCTTTTTTGACTAATAATCCAACTTCAATCCATGTATTTCTGTCTAAATCAACCTCGCATACCGTAACCTTTCCTTTGCCACCAGTTCTACTTTTAGCAAACCTATGACCATAATACGTCTTATTTATGTCTAAAGGTATTTCACCTCCCCAATCATCTATTATAGAATATTTATCATAATCATCTCTAAACAATCTCTTGCCTAATACTAAATAGTCTAACACATGGAATATTTGTTTGCAGTTAGCTAAATTCATACTGTTCAAATCAAACACTTCTAAATATACCGAATCATCAGTGAGTTGAAAGTTGGCATAAATTCCAATGATTAACTCTTTCGCTAATTCTTCAAGTCTTGTGGCAGTTTGTTTTATAGTTTCCCATGCATCTGTTCTGTAACCTTTTAATGTATCATACATAACATATTCTACATTTTTGGACAATACGTGTTTACGAATTTCCATCTCTATATCATAATCTGCGTATTCTCTCATTTCTTTAAAATATATTTTAGTGTTTTCTTCAATCCATTCTGCTACAATAAGAGTATTTCTATATTCTGTCGATTCATTGTATAATTTTTGTTCGTATTCTTCATCAGTTAGTAAAGGATCTTCATTATCAT